TCATTGAATGGGACATATAAAAATGTCAGAAATGCTTGCCCCTGTATTCTATGACTTTGCGAAAGATGTTATGCGTCACGGGCATACGCATTATGATATTCGCGGCGGTCGAGGGAGCCTGAAATCGTCAACCGTATCCCTGCTTGTGCCACAGTTGTTGATTGCCAATCCAAATACTCATGCGCTGGTGCTTCGTAAGGTCGCAAACACTTTGCGAGACAGTGTGTTTAACCAATATATGTGGGCGATTGCCGAGCTTGGTATGGCCGGGCTATGGTACGCAAAGGTCAGCCCAATGGAAATCATCTACCGACCGACCGGGCAAAAGATCATGTTCCGTGGTGCAGACGACCCGATGAAGATCAAGTCGATTAAGGTACCGTTCGGGTATATTGCCGTTACGCACTTTGAGGAAAAAGATCAGTTTTCCGGCAGGGCGGAGATACGAACAATTTTGCAGTCCACGATGCGCGGTGGGGACAAGTTCTGGAATTTCGAGAGCTACAACCCGCCTATCAGCCGCGATAACTGGGCGAATGTTGACAGCGCCGAAGACAAGCCGAACCGGTTGTGCCACATAAGCACCTATCTTGACGCGCCTAAGAGTTGGCTCGGCGAGGAGTTCATAAACGAAGCCGAATACCTCAAACATACCGATGAAAGAGCGTACCAACACGAATACCTTGGTTTGCCGGTAGGCACGGGCGGCAACGTATTTGACAAGTTGGAGCTTCGAGAAATTACCGACGACGAAGTAAAGCGGTTTGACAGGATTTATCAAGGCATTGACTTTGGTTGGTATCCTGATCCGTTTTGCTTTGTCCGCATCTACTATGACGTTGCCAGAGAAACGCTATATCTGATTGATGAGCATTACGTCAATAAGACGAGCAACGAAGATAATGCCGCATGGATACGCGAACACCATTATAATGATTTCCCGATTACGTGCGACAGCGCGGAGCCGAAAAGTATCGTGGACTTTCGCGCGAGTGGAGTAGATGCGAGATCGGCAATAAAGGGGCCGGGAAGCGTTGAATACGGTATGAAATGGCTGCAACGCCGAAAGATCGTTATTGATAAACGCAGGACGCCGAATGCATACAAAGAGATCGTCGGCTATGAGTATGAGCGAAACAAAGACGGCGAGATCATCAGCGGATACCCAGATAAAAACAACCACGCAATAGACGCTATCCGGTATGGGATGGAACCGGCATATAGACTGTACGGAGTGAGAGCATGAACATATACGAAGTTTTGCGGAAAAAGGGATATACCACTATCCCGGAAAGTTTTTATACTTATATCGCTAATTGGCAGAGTTGGTATGATGGCTGTGTAAAGTCGTTTCATAATTATAAAGTATGGAATGGCATGAAATTTATAAAATGCAGCCGGTATTCGCTCGGCATGGCGAAAAAGGTATGCGAGGATTGGGCGAACTTGCTATTGAACGAGAAATGCAAAATAACCCTTGAAGGCAAGAAAGAACAGGATTTTATTGATTCTGTTTTTATTCGCAACAACTTTTCCGTAAAGGCTAATGAAATGCAGGAGATCAAGGCGGCGCGCGGAACGGTTGCGTATGTTCCAACTGTCGTTAATGCCTCTGTGGACGTAAACACGGGCGAGGTAAACGCGAGCGGCGGAGAGATACGAATTGATTATGTGCCCGCTGATCTCATCCTACCGCTGACTTGGGAAAACGGCATAGTCAGCGACTGCGCGTTTGGCTCTCACAAGTCCGTTGAGAAAGACACATACCTTTATATCTGCATCCATAAGCGAACTGGAGAGGGAAAATACGATATCGAAAACCTTCTTTTCCGCGACACAAAGGGCAGTCTATTAGAGGTAAACCTTGCGGATGTTCCGGGTTTTGAAAACATCGCTCCCATTGTCCATACTGATTTTACACAGCGGATGTTCGTTATTGACCGGCTGAACATTGTTAACAACGTTGATGCAACGCTACCGATGGGAATTTCGGTGTTTGCGAATGCCATAGATCAGATAAAGGGCGTAGACATAGCTTACGACAGCTACGTCAACGAATTTCTGCTTGGCAAAAAGCGCATTATGGTGCAGCCGCAGGCGACAAAGACAATAGAGGGCGAACCTCTGTTTGATCCGAATGACGCCGTTTTCCATGTTTTACCGGCGGACGGGCTCGGGAAGGAAGTTGTTAAAGAAATCGACATGAAGCTCCGCGCGGCAGAGCATAATGCCGGTATTCAGGATATGTTGAATCTTCTTTCGAGCAAGTGCGGATTTGGCGAGAACCATTACAAATACGACAATGGCAACGTCTCCACAGCGACGCAGATTATAAGCGAAAACTCCGAGATGTTCCGCACGATCAAGAAGCACGAGATCATCCTTGAAGGCGTTCTCATTGAGCTGTGCCGCGTTCTTCTCCGAATGGGCAACGCTTATATGAACGCTGGGCTGAATGAGGACGTTGAGATCACGGTTGATTTCGACGATTCCATCATTGAGGACAAAGAGACTGACTTTAACCGCGATTCCCGTATGGTGCAGATGGGAATCATGAATAACTGGGAGTTCCGCGCTAAGTGGATGAACGAGGACGAGGCGACGGCAAAAGCCGCCCTGCCGAAGATGGAGAGCCTTGTATCGGGCGAAAATGAATGAAATACCCGATCACGCCGGAGTTCATGTACTCCCTGCCCCTGCCGCTTATGCGGCTATATCAGCGTTTAGAAGAACAAATCCTTGAGGATATATGCTCCCGCGTTGCCATGACCGGGGAAATGACGGAGACGGCGATAGAGCATATACGGTCTTTGCAGCGGCGTGGATACGACTACAAGAAAATCAACGAGTATATCCGAAAGACCCTAAAGCTCACACAGAGCGAGTTTGACACCGTATGGAACAAGGCCGTCCAACGAAACCAGCAGTATTTTGATACGCTGATCGACGACAACCTCATTCTCGGCGAAAACAACTTCAATGCTGACCTGTTCGTTCAGGAAATCAACGCCATTGAGATGCAGACGCTTGGAGAGCTGACGAACATTACCCGAAGCATGGGCTTTGCGTACCGAGCGCCGGACGGAACGGTAAAGGTCGATGATATAGGCAGGATGTACCGGCGCGTCCTTGATGATGCTTTGATGCGCGTGGAGAGCGGGCAGAGCTATAACGTGGCGATCCGTGACGCAACGAAGATGCTGACGGACAGCGGCTTGCAGTACGTTGACTATGAATCCGGCTGGCATAACCGTATTGACGTTGCCGCCCGCAGAGCCGTTATGACAGGCGTTACCCAGCTTTCCCGACAGTACACCGAGCAGACGGCGACGTTGCTTGACACGCCATACAGAGAGGTTACGGCGCACCGTGGGGCGCGAGACGGAGAGGGTAAAACGCCATGGGCGAGCCATAAGAAATGGCAGGGGCGCGTTTATTCCGTCCGTACCGGCGATATTTACCCGTCTATATATGAGGTCTGCGGTCTTGACGAGGTGGACGGCTTGTGCGGCGCTAACTGCCGCCATATGTACCACATCTGGATCGAGGGCGTTTCCGAGCGGACATACACCGATGAGGAATTGGAGAACATCGACCCGCCGCCTTTTGAGTTTGAGGGCAAGCAGTACACCTTTTACGAGGCGACACAAAAGCAAAGGCAGGTCGAGGCGTCGCTCCGTAAAGTTAAACGCGAGCTGATAGCCGCCAAAGTGCGTGGAGATGACGAGGAGTATACCACCAAGGCAGTGCGGTATCGTCGTCTCAACGAGGAATATGAGGCGTTCAGCAAGGCGGCAGGACTACGTCCACAATACGAGCGAGGGAACATCGCGGAGTTCGGGCAGAAGGAAGCACGAGAGGCGAAGAAAGCAGCCAATAAATAAACCAACGATAAAAGCATAACAGAGAGCGCCGCCTGACCTTGTGGCGGGTACAGAAATAACGGTCTTGCTTCGGCAGGGGTTTCCTTCCTTTCCCCCTGTCTTGCCCCTGCGGAGGGGGATACAAAAACCGCGTCGCTACTGCTCAACAGCGGCCATGCATTTATAAACATTCAAGGAGTTTGTCCCATTCGGGACGGGCTCCTTTTTTTGTTTGCCGACGGGCATAAACGGAATACGCCGACGGGCGGAAAACGGAGGAATCATCATGGCAGAACCGAATACCAATCCCAACACCGCCGAGGGCGGGAACGAGGCTACTTTTACACAAGCCGAGGTAGACAATATCGTTGCAAAGCGTCTTGCGCGGGCAACCAAAGGAATGCCTAGCGAGGAAGAAATGAACGCTTATAAGGCTTGGAAAGCCAATCAGCAGAGCGAAGCGGACAAGCTCAAGGGCATTGAGAAAGAGCGCGACACCGAAAAGGCGGCGCGGCTTGCCGCCGAAGCGAAGGTAACGCAGTTTGAGCGGGAAAAGTATCTGACCGCAAAGGGCGTTTCAGCTGATGAGCTGGAATTTTACTGTTTTAAGATCGGGCAGAAAGTAACGGACACGGTGAGCTTTGAAAAGGCAGCTGACGAGTTTCTGAAAGATCGCAAACCCGCCTCCGTGCGTGTGGATATGTCCGCGCACGTAGGGAACAGCGGCAATAGTGCTAATGGCACGAACGACGCTATGAACGCCCTTATTCGGGGCAAATTTAAATGAGAATTGTGAGGTAAACACGACTAATATGGCTACTAACATTGTAAACAGAACCGACCTTTCCGGGCTTATCCCGGAACCTGTCACCCGTGAGATCATCCAGGGTGTGACCGAGGGCAGCGCCGTCCTCCAGATGGGCCGACGCCTCCCCAACATGACCAGCAAGACCCAGACGATGAACGTTCTGGACATGCTTCCCACTGCCTACTTCGTGAACGGCGACACCGGCATGAAGCAGACCACTAAGATGAAGTGGGACAAGAAGAAAATCTATGCCGAAGAGATCGCCGTTATCGTCCCCATTCCCGAGGCGGTGCTTGACGATGCCGATTATGACATCTGGGGCGAAGTCCGCCCGCGTCTCGTTGAGGCGTTCGGTAAGGTCATTGACGGTGCTATCCTGTTTGGCACGAACAAGCCCACCTCTTGGCGTGATAGCGTCCTTGAGACTTGCACGAAGGCCGGTTCCGTCGTGGCGGCGACGCCGTACATCTATGACGACCTTCTCGCCGAGGGCGGCGTGATCGCCAAGGTCGAAGAGAGCGGCTATCTCGTTAACGGCATTATGTCCGCTATCCAGATGCGCGCGAAGCTGCGCGGACTGAAAGACCTGAACGGCAACCCAATCTTCAAGACGGATATGCAGGGCGCGACGCCTTATGCGCTGGACGGCTCTCCTATGTACTTCCCGCGCAACGGTGCTTTTGACACTGCCAAGGCGCTTATGTTTGCCGGTGACTGGTCGGAGCTGGTGTACTCCATTCGCCAGGACATCACGTTCAAGATTTTCGATCAGGGCGTTGTGCAGGATCCTTCCGACAACTCCATCGTTTACAACCTCATGCAGAATGACATGGTAGCTCTGCGTGCGGTTATGCGTCTCGGCTGGGAAATCCCGAACCCGAAGACGGCGTACAATGACACCCTGTCGAAATACTGCCCGTTCGCGGTGTACGCTCCTGCCGGTACGGTCAACACCGTTACCGTTACCCCGGCCACCGCTACCGTTGCTAAGGGCGCGAGCAAGGCGTTTGCTGCCGCTGTGACCGGCGAGGGCGCGGTGTCTAACGGCGTGCTGTGGAGCGTTTCAGGCACAGCTGCTGTTAAGGCTGGAACGAAGATCGACGAGAACGGCACGCTGACTATCGCCTCCAACGAGACGAATACTGCGCTGACCGTTACCGCGACTTCCAAGCAGGACGGCGCGAAGTCCGGCACGGCTGCCGTTACCGTGGGCTGATAAACCGGAGGGGCGCAGATGTACGCAACATACACTTTCTACACCGATACTTATCTCGGCAGCGCCCTGACGGAACAGGAGTTTGCCCGTGCATCCAAGCGGGCAAGCTCCTTCATTGACTATTACACGATAGGAAAGGCTAAGGATTATCCGGACGATGACAACGCGCTTGCAATGTGCTGTTGTGCGCTGGCGGAACAGTATCAAATTATTGAGAACGCCAAAGCGCAGAGCATGAGCGGAGGCGAGGTCAAGAGCCAGACCGTAGGCGCGTGGAGCAAAACATATGCAAGTGGCGCAGAGACGGCGGAAGCCGCCCGGAAAACGCTGGAAAACATCGCTATGGACTATCTGGCAAGGACAGGGCTTTTGTACAGAGGAGGGCAGCGCTGTGTTCCCACATGTTGTGACTGTCTTTAACTCCTACGAGGACGATGACCTAAAGATGCACAGCAGCATTACCATCCTGCGTGGTGTGCTGTTGGACGTGTCCAAGGGAACGAACGTTGCAAAGACTGGGCTTGCCGACGCTGACGCCGCTACTCTTTACATCCCCTTTTCCGTTGATGCGGTCAGTACGACAGGCGACAAGAAAACGTATGTCGAGCCAAAAGCGTTTTATGCGGCAGAGAATCAACAGGGATTGTGGACGCTGGATAGCGGCGGACATAGCAATTCCACGTCCACCTACTTTGTCAAAGGCGAGGTCTCCGAAATGATGAGCCTTGCGCAGCTGCAAGAGAAATACGATTACGCCTTTGACGTAAACACGGTCGATGTTCGGGACTTCGGCGGCGATATGCGCCACTTCCAAGTAGGTGCGAAATGAATATCACAATAAAGATTAAGCCCATCAGCGCAAAGGGCTTCCGTAAGGCTTGTAAGCTGGAGGAAGTTGTCTTAGCGGATCAGATCGAAAAGGACACCCGCGAATACGTACCTTTCCTTAATGGTGTGTTGCAGAAGAACACAAAAGTAATTCTGAACACGATTGTGTACACGGCTGATTATGTCCGTTATCTCTGGTATGGCAAGGTAATGGTTGATGAGCAGGGGCGGCACGCTGTGTTCTATGAAGGTAAAGGGTGGCGACACCGCAAGGGTTCTCATCTGCACCAAATAGATAAAAACCTCGTTTTTACACAGCAGCACAGCCCGAAAGCACAATCGCATTGGGTCGAAGCCTCTTATGCGGATAACGGAAAGAAATGGGCGGAAGTCGCTGAAAGGGGCGTGAAACACTTCCTTGGACAATGAGAAACCCAAAACCTTAGTATCTGCGGAGGAAAACACAGACGTGAGCCGCGCCGTGCGGCAATGGTTGAATGCGTACCCGGACAAACCGCTTTCCAAGCTCGACTTTGAATGGTTGGGCGAGAAAATCGGTTTATGCATTTCCACCATTCAGGCGGCGTACAAAACCAAGCAGTTTATCGACGGTTCGTATCAGGCGCAGTACCAGTTCAAAATCATTTACCGCGTACCGGCGAAGAACGCCGACGAGAGAATGAGCGCGGATGAGGTTCTGGATGTATACGGCGCGTGGGCGGAGGCGAACGTGGATAGCCTTACGATTGCGGACTGTATCCGCGTGCGCAAAGTCAAACGCGACACGGCGGCGGCTCTTTTTGCCAGATACGAAGGAGACGTAGAGGATCACCAGATCCTCTTAACTTTAATTTACGAGGTGATTTAACGAATGGCTGAATACACGTTTACCACTACTGCTGGTCAGACTGTGGCGCGTGAGCTGCTTCTCGCTTATCTGAACACCGGCACGAGTTCCGCTCCTGTTTGGTCGGTGATCGGCAAGCGCGTGGAGGACAGCTCCGAGGAATACGACTGGTCTACCGAGAGCAAGAAAGACATTCTCGGCGACACCTACGGCACGATGAAGAAGCCTGTCATTACGCAGTCTTTCGAGCCGTGCGAGCTGGACAGCGGCGACGCGGCGCAGCAGAAGATTTGGAAGCTCGCCGTTGTCGATCAGGACGCGATGGCGCTTGCGGCTATGGACATGCTCATCGTCCACACTTACGCGGGATTTGCCGAGCGCTACGAATCCTGCATGGTCGAGGTCACTGGTCTCGGCGGTGAGGGCGGCGGCAGCGTCGGAATGCCCATCAATGTGACCTACGGCGGCAAGCGCACCATCGGCACGGCGACGAAGGGCGCTAGCGGCGCTATCGAGTTTACGCCGGAGACCTAATTTTCGGGAGGTTAAGCAATGCTTGAACTTAGACATGATACCGGAGTACAGGAAATCTCCATCAACGGAAAGGTGACGGTGTTGCTCAACCTCACCGACATTGACTTTATCGAGCGCGTTTTTAATGCGTTTGACGCGATGGACAAGCAGCAGGACAAATATCAGGCGATGCTCGCCGGGGAGAACGACGCGAAGAAAATCTTTGCTGCCGCCCGCGCGATGGACGGGGAGATGAGAGAGTTTATCAACGGGCTTTTTGGCTTTGATGTTTGCACTCCCCTGTATGGCACGATGAACACCTATGCGATGGCGGATGGTCTGCCCGTGTGGTGCAACCTGATGCTCTGCCTCATCGACAACATGAACGATACCTTTACGGCGGAAAAGAAAAAGACGAATCCGAAGCTGCAAAAGTATCTCGCAAAATTCAAGAAATGATCTACTCCCTGCCGATGTCGCTTGCCGTCGGTGGTGCAGACCATGCGATACGCTCGGACTACAGGGTTATTCTCGACCTCATAGAGGTTCTGAATGACCCTGATTTTTCCGATACAGACAAGGCGGAGGCGACAATACAGACGATTTTCCCCGATTGGGAAAAACTGACGGACTATTCGGAGGCATTGGAGAAGTGCTTCTGGTTTATCGATCTCGGACAGCCGCACGGGAAGAAATCAGCCCGTCTTGTGGATTGGGAAAAGGACTTCCCTTATATCGTCGCGCCGGTCAACCGTGTGCTCGGCTACGAATGCCGCTCGGTCGAATATCTCCACTGGTGGACATTCATGGGCGCGTACATGGAGATCGGCGGGGACTGTGCATTCTCGCAGATCGTGTCGCTGCGCTCGAAGATCGCCAAAGGCAAAAAGCTCGAAAAATACGAGCGGGAATGGCTGCGGCAGAATCTGGAGCTTGTAACGCTCCCGACGAAGTACACGGCAGAGGACGAAGAAATGTTGAAGAAATGGACGTGATGCGATGGCGACAGAACTTAGATTCCCGGTAGAGATCGACGCCGGGCAAGCCGCCAAAGAATTGGATAAGCTCCAACGCGACATGGACAGGCTCAAAAAGAACATGGAGAGCGGCGAGGCGAAACGCGCACCCATCGTTGAACAGCTCAAACAAGCGCAGGACGAGGCGGCGCAGGCTTACGATAAGGTCGAAAAGCTAAAATCCTCCCTTGCCGAGAGTGAGGCCAAAACCGCAATTAACGCCAACGCTGATCCGCAGACATGGATCGAAGAGACCCAGCGGCAGGCGGAAATCAAAGCGCAGCTTTCCGAACAGGAAAAGATTCTCGCGGCGAAAGAGAAAGCCGCACAGCGGCTTGAAGTGCAGGACGCAAAAATCGTTGACAAACTGAAACAGCAGACAGCGGAGCTGGAAGAACAGAAAAAAAGAGCCGGGGAGCTGACGCAGACAATCACCGATGCGTCCAAAGGCGCTGACATCAAGGCTGCAATGGAGGGTGCGCAGCAGTCCATCAAAAGCGGCATGAAGAATCTGCTCAAATATGGCATTGGTATCCGCTCGCTGTTCGTTCTTTTCCGAAAGCTAAAGCAATACACCATTGAAGCTGTAAAGGCTTATGCCGAGAACGACCCGGAGACGAAGAAAAGCATTAACGAACTGAAAGCGTCTTTGCAGGGGCTAAAGGCCTCATGGGGCGCTGCGTTCGCCCCAATTCTTACGGCGGTCATCCCGGTATTGCAGACGCTCATTGGCTGGATCACAAAGGCTGTGGACGCTATCGCGGCGTTCTTTGCGGCGCTTAGTGGGAAAAGCACATTCAAGCGGGCCATAACCAACACGGGAAAGTTGAGCGACAATCTATCCTCCGGCGCTGGCGCTGCAAAGGAAATGAAAAAGCAGCTCATGGGCATTGATACGCTGACCATTGCGCAGGATTCGTCCTCCGGCGGCGGCGGGGGCGGTTCCGGCAGCGGGATCAAGTACGAAGATGTAGCGATCAGTGACAAGATTAAGAACAACCTCGGGATTATCAAAAACCTGTTGGAGGGGATAGCAGCGCTTGCTATCGGGCTTGCGTTCGGGAAAACTGCCGCGAGCATTGCGCTGATTCTTTTCGGCACTCTGGATTTGATTGATGCTTTTAAAAATTTCATCAACACCGGAAGCCTTACGAAAGACATGTGCGTGGAGATGTCAACCGGCTTTCTTAAAATCGGTATCGGTCTTGCCCTTCTCACCGGATCATGGATACCGCTTGCAATCGGAGCGTTCCTTGCTCTCGGTTCATTCCTGTCCGGGTGGTGGGACGACATCACCGCGTTTTTCGACAAGATCAGCGGCATAGTCAATGGGTGGTTCGACAATGCGCTGAAAACGCTTTCCGAAAAGGGCAACGTCCTTTCGCAAATATTCATTCTGCTTTACGGCGTCGTTCAGTATTCTTTTAACAATATCGTCGGCGCTATTCGCACGGCATTGTCACTTATAAAGGCGATCTTTGAAACTCTGGCCGCTGTTGTATACGGTTTCGCCACAGGCGATTGGTCGGCGGCGCTTGACAAGATCAAGAGCGCATGGATCGACGTCTGGGCTGAAATCAAACGCTGGGGCGCTTCACTTATCAACAGTATCCTTGGCACTGTGGAAGCGTTTGTAAACGGCGTTATTACGATGTTCAATAACCTCGTCGGGGCGTTCAGCAGCGTTTTGCAATTCTTCGGTGGCGGCGGCATAAAGTGGCGTGCAAGCTCTGTATCTATCCCGCGTCTCGCCAAGGGCGGCATCGTCAAGAAGGGCACTCCGTTTATTGCCGGTGAAGATGGCTCGGAGGCCGTCATTCCGCTTGAGCGGAACACGCAGTGGGTGTCGATGGTCGCGGACGGCATCGTTGACCGTATGACGGATAAGTTCGCCGGTTTGAGCATGAAAATGCCCGCCGTTGCTATGGGCTGTGTAGTTCCGCCTAATGCGTTTCCCTCCTGGTATGGGTATGGTATATCCCCAGAGCTGGAAAGTAAGCTTGACGCGCTTCTCGACCGTTTAACGTCGCGTGGCAACGAACAAATCAAACCGAGCGACGTTTACCTTGATAAGCGGAAGGTCGGTGAGATCATGTACACCTACACCGAGGAACGGAACAGGGGGCGCGGCAAATGAAACTGATCGTCAACGGCGTTGATATGCTTCCCTATCTTGACGGCGGCGGGTACACCGTGACCAGAGAGGACGGCGACAGCTCGGACGCGGGGCGCACGATGGATTACGTGATGCACCGGGCGAGGATCGCAACAAAATTCCGCATTGATGCAACGTTTAAGCCCCTGTACACCAAAGACGCCGAGATCGTTTTGCCAGCGCTTATGCCGGAGTACGTCGAAGTAACATACACAAACCCGTGGTTAAAGGGGACGCAAGTCACGACGATGTACAACAGCACAGGAAAAGCCACGGTCGATACATCTTTCGGTGATGGGAAAGAACGCTGGAACATTGATGCGCTCGCCCTTGTGGAGAGATAGCCATGCAGAACACAAGCGCAACATACAAGGAAATCGTCGCCGGTACGCATTGGTTCGAGACCAAACTCGTCATCGGCGACGAGTTTTATTTAATCGATGAGCACGCCGATTATATCACGTTCGGCGGGACAAGGATTTACTACGATTCCGATTCCGGCGGCTATGGCGGGAACATGCTCAAAGAGATCAAGACCACGCAGCACCTTTTCACGGACGACAAGCCGATGGTCGGGTGCTGTGTAGCGGCGGAAATTGACGTGACGATGGTAAAGCCGACGGCGACGATCAAGAGAATGTCCTCCATCAAGCCGTTTATCCGCGCGGTGAATGAAACAAAGACAAGCGAGTGGATACCGAAAGGTATCTTTTACATCGACACGCGCTCCGACGGTGAGAGTACCGATGAGATCGTTTTCCACGGGTATGACGCGATGTTAAAGGCCGAGAACGATTTTCCTGTGAATGGGAACATCGGCGAATGGCCCAAAACGGACATTGACGTTGTAAGCCTTATTGCTGGGCATATGGGTGTGGAGGTCGATACACGCACGTTTGATATCATGCAGCGTGGGTATCCGGTGCAGTATCCCGGAGGATACGCCATGAGGGAAATCCTTGGATACATCGCGGCGATGTACGCGGGAAATTTCATCATGTCAGACGATGGAAAGCTCCGTCTTGTCCGGCTGAATGAGATCGGCATCGAGACACACTATCTCGTGGATACCGCCGGGTATGTCCTCACTTTCGGAGGTGACAGGATTCTTGTCTGAATCGGTTTTTATCGGAAGAAGCGCAAAGGGATACACTTCAACGCCGGAGCTGCCGAAATACACCAAAGTCCGTATTAACGTTGACGATGATTCCTTCTATGAGGCCGGGAGTGGGGATAATGTCTTAGAGCTTGACTGCCCGTGGGGTTCTCAACAGATGGCGAATGACATTTTAGAGAGCATCGGTGAGTTTGTCTATCGACCGTATGACACGGAATGGGCAAAGCTCGACCCTGCGGCAGAGTTAGGTGACGGCGTTACCATCAACGGTGTTTTCTCCGGCATTTACGTCAACGAAACGAATTTCTCCACGCTGATGGCAGCGCGTATCGCCGCACCGCAGGAGAACGTGGTTGACCATGAGTACCCCTATAAATCTCCTACCGACCGTAAGACCACCCGGCAGTTTGCCGAGACGCGGGCAAGTCTTAGAGTTAATGCCGCGAGCATTCAGGCGGAGGTCACGGCCAGAAAAACGAGCGAAACGGAAATGCGGGCGGCATTGGAGCTGCACGCGCAGGAGATCGCCGCGAGAGTGACGCAGACCGGCGGCAATTCCGCTTCCTTTGGATGGTCGCTGACGGCAGACGGGTTTGTGCTAAAAAGCTCCGGGCAGGAAGTGTTCAAGGCCACGAAAGACGGCGTGGACATCACCGGCAAGATCACGGCCACGTCTGGATTTATCGGCAGCAAGAATAAGGGCTTCACGATCACGGAGAACGCCATTTATAACGCTCTGTCCTCGCTGTACGGTACGGTGAACGGCGTTTACATCGGAACTGACGGTATCGCTCTCGGCGGCGGGAAGTTCCGCGTAAACAGCTACGGGCAGCTATACGCAACAGACGGCACGTTTACAGGGAATGTCTATGCCAACAAGATACAGACCGGCGGCGACGCCGGAACAATTCAAGGCAGCCAGATAGGGTCTGGAACAATCACGACGGCGAACACTAACGGATATCTGAATGGCGGCGTTGCAAACGGGTATTTTGCCGGGGACGTGTTCGGCGGGGCGGCAATCGCAAGCGCGATGAATGCAAGTAGCGGTTCTTTTGCCGACACAAATTCCTTCCGTTTGTTCGGAAGAACGGTTGTTATGCAGACGCAAACGTTCAGCACTGCAGTACCACAAACGGTGCAAATTAAATGCCTTTCTTACATTTAGGAGGTCTATATGGACAAAATCATTTTTCTTGACGGAAGCGAATACCCGTGCGCGTTCTGCGGCCTTGCGACTGTTGGACTGCTGTATGTCACGCTGACCGGCCTTTCATTCGTGGAAGCTGCGGCGATCTTCGGAGATGAGAAGAAAACGGCGAAAATCCGCTATGTAGCCGCAAACGGAGAAGAGACGGTATTCGAGCACTATACCAAGTTTGAATATCTCGTCAATGAAACCGGCGGACAACGGGCAGCGCTGCGGCAGAAGTACGCGAGCGAGGTTTAATCATGGAAGAACTGAACAAAATCAAGGAGCTTCTTGGAACTCTCCGCGTCGATGGATGGGAGAATTTCGAGAAGCTTGTTTATATCAAGCTGCTCATCGAGAAATTGATTGCAGCGGAAACGAAGGAGGGCTAATCCTTGGCGGACAAAACAGTAGGCGAGCTTCCGAGAGCATCAACCGTAACAACGACAGACCTGTTTGTTCTGGAGCAGGCAGGACAGGCAAAGTCCCTGACCGGACAGGTGCTTATCAATGACCTCGCAACGGCTCTTGACGGACACGGCGGCATTAAGAGCATTACCCTAAACGATGATTACACCCTGACGTTCATCATGTCTGACGATACGGAGGTACAGACTACCTCGGTACGCGGCGCGACCGGCGCGAAGGGCGACAAGGGAACGGATGGTCGGGCAATTACGAGCGTTGTGAAAATCAGCACGTCCGGCCTTGTGGACACTTACAAAATCTCGTTCTCGGACAACACAAGCACCAACTTTACCGTGACAAACGGCTCATCCATCAAGAGCATTGCCAAAACCGGAACGAGCGGCTTGACGGATACCTACACCGTTACGCTCACGGACGGAACGACCTCCACGTTCAACGTAAAGAACGGCAACGGTATTGCGTCCATCACGCTGCAAAGCGGCACACACGCCGCCGGTACGACGGACACATACAAAATCACGTTCGACAATGGGGAGTTTACCACATTCTCCGTCTATAACGGCATGAACGGCTCCGGCTCTGTCGTGTCAGTGAACATGAAATCGCCGGACGCCTCCGGCAATGTGACGTTAACCGGCGACGATATTCATGTGAGCGCAGACGATGAAACCACGATTCCGGATGCGATCGAAGCGAAACAGGCGGCGACAAAAGATCTTGCCGCAGAAGCGACGCTTGCGGACGGAGACTTTTTCCCATTCTACGATGTTTCCGTATCGCTGAATCGGAAAACCCCTTGGTCTAACATCGTGTCAAAAATCCGCGCGGCCTTTAAGACCACGGCGCTGCCCGTCGATTCCGGCGGCACGGGGGCCGCAGACGCAGCAACGGCGCGGGCGAATCTTGGAGCGCTGTCCAACGCCAACGGCGCGGTAGGCACAGCGAATCTCGGCGGCAAGGTCGTTACGGCGGAAAAGATCGCGGATAACACAGTGACACTGGCAAAGCTGGCATCGGACGCAAAGTATTGGAATGAGCTTCCGCGAACGAACACAAGTTCCGACGCAACAAGCAATTATGTCGTTTCGAGCTGGGGACACGTTTTCAACTGGGTATACGGCAGTAATCAGTCTTTCATGTTCGATTTGAGCGAGTTTAACCGTATTACGGATGACTTCTGGGAGACGGTCATCTATGCCAACAATCCTTTTACGCTGATTTTACAGAATATGCCCGCTGTGATTGAAAGCAATAAGGGAACATCTTCAGCGGCGGCTGAAATCAGAATCACTGTTCCGCAATACAAGTGGATCAAGCTGAAAAAGATTTCAAGTGTTGCGCTCATTGTGACCGGCAACTATGACACACGCATGATCTACACCGGGACGAGCGAAACGCCGCCCGCCGAGTGGCAGCCGGGCGACGTATACCTACGGTATTCTGTGTGAGGTGAGCGGGATGGCATGGAGCAAAACAGCGCCAGAGCTTCCAAGCGGCAGCGCGTGGGAGCAGACGATCACAAAGACAAACTTTTTTGAGCAGAACTGGTTTGTACTGAGCGGCGAATACTCTATTGCAAGGCTGGAAGGGAAACAGTTTGCCGTCCGTGTTTTGGTGTCCCCAAGCGGCGGTTCTTACGGCAATCATCCGGAGTACGGCAACTTATATCTCCGCTGCGACATCGGAAGTGTTCAGGGGACAGCTGAAACGCCCGGCAATCTCCCCAAAACGCCAACGTATTGGTATTTCGTTGGAGAAGCTGATGCAGGGACGGAAATCACCGTTGTTTACGGGATAACAAGCAACTCTCCCAGCCAAAGCAACGGCACGGTCAAGCTGACTGCTCCGGCGCTGCTCGGCGATGTGCTGTATTTGAACGTGAACGGTGCGGCGAAACAAGTGACGCGCGTTCTGCTGAATGTCAACGGAACGGCGCAAGAAGCCCTTGTCAAAGCCAATCCATAAGGAGGAGAGAAATAGTGCTCACAGTGGATAAGGACAACACCCTCCACCCGACGCGCGGCGACACCGTAACAAAGACGAACTACACACCGATAACGGAGGTAACGTAATGACAGAAAAAGAACTTCGACAGAAAGTCGTGTCCACCGCTCTCGCGTGGCTGGGGACGCGCGAGTACAGCGCCAAGCATCAGGAGATGCTGGACATCTACAACTCCCAGCGCCCGCTTCCCAGAGGCACGCGGATGCTCGCCTCGTGGCCGTGGTGCGCGGCGTTCGTGTCCACCGTATCTTTGCAGTGCGGGCTGCGCGACATCATGCCTACCGAGTGCGGATGCCCGGGCATGGTGCGGCTCTATCAGGAGATTGGCAGATGGACAGAAAACGACGCCTATATCCCGTCTCCGGGTGACGTGATCTTTTACGACTGGCAGGATACGGGGTACGGCGACAATGCCGGACAGCCCGACCACGTCGGCATCGTGACTGCCTGTGACGGTCAGACGATGACCATCATCGAGGGCAACTGCGACAACGCCGTCAAAACGCGCAGTATTGCCGTGAACGCCCGCTTCATCCGCGGCTACGGCTGCCCGGAATACGCGAGCAAGGCGGACGGCGCAGAGCCGCAGCCGGAACCGGCACCGGCACCGGAGCCGACGCCGCAGCCTGAACCGGAGAAGCCCGCCAAGGAATCTGCGGTTGCCTCGTTCATCACCAAAACAGCCCGCGAGGTCATCGCCGGTAAATGGGGAAACGGACAGGCGCGCAGGGACGCGCTCGCCGCATGGTTTGTCAAAGCTGTGCAGGACGAGGTGAATCGTATCTTGGGGGGCTCGGCATGACAGAAATGGAAATAGTGCGCACGCTCGCGGAACTCATTGCTCTCGGAACCGCCATTGTTGTGCCGATCTTGAAACTCAACGCGAACATTGTCAAACTTACGGACGCGGTGAACGGGCTGAAAGAGGCAAACGGCAAACTGGAGGAAACCAACACGGAAGAGCACAAGAAGCTTCACGAGCGCATCAACCACCGAAAAAAAGAAAATGAGGAGCTGAACGACCGCGTGACCGATCACGAGAACCGTATCAGCATTCTCGAACACAAATAATTTTTCAGGAGGAATAAACATGGAAAACATCTTCGGCTTGACTACTTGCGTGGCAATCGTCGTGATTGCTTACCTCATCGGCATTGCCGTCAAGAACATCGAGGCAATCGATGACAAATGGATTCCCGTTATCTGCGGCGTTGTTGGCGCGCCTCTTGGCGTGCTTGCGTTGCACATCGTGCCGGACTTCCCGGCCACGGACTACCTCACGGCGATTGCTGTTGGTATCGTCTCCGGCCTTGCCGCGACCGGCATCAATCAGGTGTTTAAGCAGCTTCACAAAGACGACTGATGGGACGGCAATCCCAAAGTCTTGTAAACCGACACGATGAAGGAATCAATCAAAGATTTCTGCCGCATCAATGGCGTCGAGGCGTCTGAAAGCCTCGCAGAGACACTTTTTGAAGCATACATGGAGAGTGTAGCCAATGACGACAGAGAGCCTCCTACGGAGTTTAACAACGCCAGGGACAAAGAATAAACTGCAATTCCCGCGCGAGCTGCGCGAACAGTTTGAGCGGGACTGCGGCTTTACTGATGAGGAACTAAAAATCTTCCGCCTGCGGGCAAAGGGCATGAGTGTTTTGCAAATTTCTTTTGCCCTGCAGACGGACACGGAACTGTACGGAACAGAAAAGGTAGAGCGCCGTATACGGGCGATAAAGGACAAGATCGCCGCTGCAATCGAATGATGGGTTTTTAACGGATTATTGAGGGCTAACCGACGGGTTAGCCCTCTTTTTTTATACGACAATGGGGGCAGAAAGGACGTGAAGCAATGGAAAACTACTACCAACAGCCACAGCAGTTTTACGGCGGCTATCAGCGGCAGCAGCCAATGCAGCAGATCGCTCCCGGATACGTCTGTAAGCCGGTCACGAGCCGCGAAGAGGCTATTGCCACAAGCACGGACTACTTTTCTCTCGGCGTCGTAATGCCGGACATTGGGCACGGCATGATCTACCTGAAACGCTTTAATCAGCAGACAGGCGCTTCCGACTTCTTTGATTTCAAACTCTATACCCCGGAACAAACTCCGACTGTAGAGTACGCGACGAAAGCCGACCTTGACGCTCTGCGGGCGGAGCTGACAGCGAAAAAGCGCCGGAGGGTAGAAGACGATGATGAATAATCCGCTTTTCAATTTGATAAGCCTCGCCCGTACCGGCGGAAACCCGATGATGCTAATACAGCAGATGGCGGGACGTGATCCGCGAGCGCAACAGGCGTTAAAGATGGTTGAGGGCAAGACGCCCGACCAGCTCAGGCAGATGGCGGAGAACATGGCGAAGGAACGCGGAACGACCGTGGACGAAATCGCCAAAGGTCTTGGGCTTAAATAAACATTCTCCTATCAGTTTCGGCATCTTGATTAAAAGCCGCGTCTCGAATGCAGCCGGGAGGCGCGCGCCCGGATGTAAATAAACTGATAGGAGTTTTTTCTATGGCAGACGATTTTATGAGCGGATTCCTCGCCGGACAGGGCGACGGCAATTCCAACCGCGGCGGGATGTTCGGCGGTGACGGTTGGTGGGCTATCATCATCTTTGCGCTGATTTTCGGTTGGGGCAACGGCGGCTATGGCTTCGGCGGCAATTCTGGCGGTGTAGTCGATGGTTATGTTCTTACCTCTGACTTTGCGAACATTGAGCGCAAGATCGACGCGGTGAACAACGGCGTTTGTGACGGCTTCTACGCGATGAACACTGGAATGCTTAACGGCTTTGCCGGTGTGACGCAGGCCGTGACGAGCGGCTTCTCCGCGGCGGAGCTCGCCCGCTGCAATCAGCAGGCGGCGCTTATGCAGCAGCTCAACGCCATGCAGATGCAGAATCAGAACTGCTGCTGCGAGAACCGGCAGGCTATCGCACAGGTTCGCTACGATATGGCGACGCAGGCGTGCGATACCCGGAACACCATCCAGAACGTTGCCCGCGACATTACGGACAACCAGAACGCCGGAACCCGTGCTATCCTCGACTTCCTCACGCAGAGCAAGATCCAGACCCTTGAGGCGGACAATCAGGCGCTGCGGCTTGCCGCGTCCCAGAGCGCACAGAACGCTACGCTCATTAACGCGCTTCGACCGTCCCCCGTTCCTGCGTATCAGGTGCAGAACCCTTACTGCTGCAACCAGAACACCTGTTGCGGGTGCTGAAAATGTGATCGGGGCGGGAAAACCCGCCCCTGAAAGGAGTTAAAAATGGCTTGCAAACCCGTTTGTCAGCTTTGCAAAAGGCTGATTCTTAGCCAAACGATTACGTTTACCGGCGGAAATCTGGTTGTCAACCTCCCGGACGGCAACTACTCCAATGGAGAAAAATACTGCATCGTTCTGGCGCAGAGCATCCCAACGACGGCGACGATTAACGCGCCGGTCGTGTTCACCATTGGCGCGGGAACGGCGCAGTTCCCGCTGACGAATCGATGCTGCGCCCCCGTGACTGCGTGTGGTGTGCGGACTCGGACGAAGTACAGCACGATTGTAGTCACCAACGCCACGGGCGGCACGTTCCGAATGATCGGGAAACCGTGCTGCTCGCCGAGCAATGATCTTACCGCCATTAACGCGGAGACAGGAGCGACGCCATGAGAGCGGACAGAATCAGACGCATCCGAGACTACCAGATACAGAATAACCGTGACTACGAGCCGCAGGAAAGATACCGCGACAGCCGAGGCCGTGAGCATTACAACAACGGGCGTTATGCCCCACGTAATGACTACCGCGACGAATACACGGACTACTACGACGACCGCCGCCGAATTGGATTCTCCTACGAGCCGCGCATGGGCGAGAGCTACGGCGGAGAGTACGACCGAGGCTATGCCGGAGGGTACGACCGTATGACCCGCGAAATGGCGGACGAGTGGATGCGTGGCCTTGAGAACGAGGACGGCAGTAGGGGCGCACATTGGAGCTTTGACCAGACGTCAAATCTTCTCGAACAGAAGAAAATAGACTGTGATCCTATGGAGTTCTATGTCGCCATGAACATGCTGTACTCGGACTACTTCAAGGTGGCAAAGAAATTCAACGTCAACAACACGGAGTTCTACGCCGACCTTGCCGAAGCGTTTCTTTGTGATAAGGACGCGGACGAAGATAAGCTCGTGCGGTATTTCGAGTGTATTGTCGAATGACACTCTTTTCTTGAATTAGCAGGAAGCGCCGGGAAATTTCTGGCGCTTCTTTCAGTTCTTCAGTTTTTGTTGACATTGTATGTACATTGGTGTACAATGCAATCACAAGGGCAAGAGATGAATGCCCGAAGAAAGGAAGAACAACCATGAAAAACGAGTTCACGAAAGAAAACGCGCACGAGTGGACAGAGCTTGACCACGTTTACCTCGTCCAGGACGAGCCGATCAGCGGCACCGGCGATTATTTCGAGAAGGCTTTCCGGACGCTGGAAGAGGCGAACGACGACGCCCGCGAGCAGTGGCATTACCTCACCGAGCGCGAGCGCAAGCAGCGGCACATCTGGGTGTTCCGCGTGGATCGTGAAGACCTCGACCAGAGCATCGCAAACGAAGACCTCCCCATCGACTGGAAAGCCTATGGCTGCGCCGGGTCTACCGAGGGCTGCTTCGACAGTTCGGAGGCAAAATAATGGCAAAGACAGAGCGCGTCAATCTCCGCCTCACACCGGAGATGAAAGAAAAGTTGCAAAAAGCCGCCGATGCGGAGAACCGGACACTGACAAACTACATCGAAAACATAATCATCAAGGCATTAAAAGAGGAGGGCTGAAAGGCCCTCCTCTTTGCTTTATAAAATCAACCGCATGTTTCATTGAGCACGTCGAAAATGTTATAAATTTTTGCAAGAAAATTCAATTAAATAGTTGACATTCTAAACTAAATAGTTTATAACTACAACTGTAAGGCAAGGGCGAAAGCCTTTTTTGAAAGGAAGTGAGGACATGCCCGACGTGAACGTCACGGAAGCGTTGCTCAGAGCGATTCTTGAGCTGATCGAAACTTGCGATTCGCTCGAAGAGCTGCGAGAGCGCGTTAAGCGGATCATGCAGAAGCATTAAAAAATCGGTGAGCGCCCCTGCTAAAGCCGCTCACCGAAAGCCACTGGATGGGGCTTAGAGCCTTGCCAAAGCCCCTTTCCTTTTCTACCTTAACACGGCAAGGCAGAAATGTAAAGGAGAAAAAACTATGTGCGTAAGCGAGTACATCAATTTGATCGCAGCGGCTGACAGCAATGACACGCTTCGGTATATTGTGTCTTTTGCCGCGAATGACGACAGCATTTCCAATGCCGAGTATGAATTCATCTACCAGACGGCGGAGGCGGCGATTGTATGAACAAGAAAATTTGCGCGTTGATAACTGACCGCCTGATTGAGGAAATGGAAAAGGGCGTCATCCCGTGGGACAAGCCTTGGACGGGCGTTGGCGCTGTTTCCCACACCACCGGCAAGCCGTACAGCCTGCTTAACCAGTTAATTCTTGGCTGCACGGGCGAGTGGGTGACGATGAATCAGATCAAAGCTGAAAAGGGCCATTTGAAGAAAGGCTCTAAAGGCCGCCCGGTTGTTTTCTGGAAACAGGTGACAACGAGCTTGACTGACGAGAGCGGAGAGCCAACAGAAAAGATCGTGCCGATGCTTAGATACTACACCGTGTTCAATGTCGAAGATTGCGAGAATATCAAAACCAAATATCCTCCCGAACTCCAAAAGCACGCAAACCCGGTATCGGAGGCCGAGGACATCATTACCGCTTATGTTGAGCGCGAGGGCGTAAAGCTGATCCGCGATAATCTGTCCGACGAAGCGTTTTACAGCCCGTCACGTGATGCAATCGTCATTCCGAAGATTGAACAATTCCCTAATGAGGCCTTGTATTACTCGACAGCCTTTCACGAGATGGCACATTCTACCGGGCATAAAACAAGGCTTGATCGCTTTGCTTGCGGTTCTGGCGCAGCGGCTTTTGGAAGTGATGACTACAGCAAAGAAGAGCTTGTTGCGGAGCTCGGCGCGGCAAACCTTGTCGCCCATGTTGGGATAGAAACAAGAGCTTCTTTCCGAAATAGCGCTGCATATCTTCAAGGTTGGATGCGAGTTCTAAAAAATGATCCAACTATGATAGTCTCTGCCGCTGGCAAAGCTGAAAAAGCAGTAAACTATATTTTAGGGGATGCATAATGCATCCCCTGTTTAGCTATATTATACGATAACAGGTGTTAAGGTTCTTTATAGCCAAACAAGTTCAAAAAAGATGTCGCCGTTTTCTGAAATCACAATCCGGCGAATGAAGCGATTCCACACTTCCTTTTTTCCACTTGGCGGAAGTTTGTCGTATGCGTCCAGCAAAGACATGACAAGTTCTTCGTTGATGGGCTTCGGTTCTGGCGGAACGTTCAGTTTTTCTTTTAGAGAAGTGTATTCCATTTCGTATTTCTCGCGGCTTATGAGATCGGCGAGGTAAAGGTCTGTCAGCTTGTCCATTTTGCGTTTGATTGCCGCCGTATCAACCGGCGGCTTTGTTTTTCCCGCCTTGAGCTTTGCATTGTGCGCCTGTACCTCGATTGGCAGCTTGGCAAGCAGATATTTTTCTAGCGTCGCCTCGTTGATTCTCTTTTTGTGGCGACAGATACCCATTTCATAGTTTTTGCATCGATAATAGAAGTAATCTGTCCCACGTTGCCGTGTTGAATGCGTTACAAGACGATGGCCGCATTCGGCGCACCAGACAAGGCCGGAGAAAAGCCAAGTATGCCTTGATCCGTTGTTGCGAATGCTTCTTGCTGTCAGCATCCGTTGTACAAGGGCGAAATCCTCCGGCGGTATCAGCGCGTCGCAGACTTTTATTCCGTTGTTAAGGCCGATATATCTCTCGTTGCTCAATGCGCCTTTTATATGATGGTTTGCTCGCATTATTCCAAACTCGGAAACGAGCATCTTTTTGACGTGGTTAACGCTTCCCGTTGCGATGTAATCCTCAAACATTCGCCTTGCAATGTGCGCCGTTTCCTCGTCGATGCAAAGGCGGCTCTCGACGGCCTTTAACCCGATTGGCGTTTTACCCGCTGGGCAAAGGCCAAGCTCCCGCTTGTGCTGCATGATCCGTTTAACGCGTTCTGATGTTCTGTCTGCCTCGTCCTGTGCGACGGACAGCATTATATTGACCTTTAACCGACCGGCGGCGGTGGCGGTCTCATAATCCTCGTATGTTGCTTGCCATACAACACCGTGCGCGTCTAGGACTTCCTGCGCCTTGTAAAACTCTCCGATGTTGCGGAACCACCGGTCGAGCTTTGTGAATGCAACAAGATCGATTTTTCCCGCTTCCACGTCGGACAGAAGCCGCTGCAGCTCCGGGCGCTTTGACACGCTTTTCCTGCCGCTTACCCCGGCATCGATGTAATAATCAACGACCTTATGCTTGTTTTCCTCTGCCCATCTTTTCAGGCTGTCCTTCTGGTCATCGACGGAAAGGCCGTGAACGGCTTGTTCTTCCGTGGAGACGCGGACATAAAGTGCAACTCTCATTTCTTTTTCCCCTTGTAAATGCTTTTGAAGGCGTAAATGATGGTTGCGACGGAGGCGTTCAGTATCAGGGCGAGGACGCCCGCAAAAATGCTTGTCCCGGCCGAGCGGAAAATACCGGCGGTCTCTACCTGGATGTCAAATATGACGTACCATACAACGGCGCACAAAAGAATACTGCATATGCCTATAAGCATATAAATTGTCCTTGTGTGGGTTTCCCCCTGCTTTCTCAGCCCTGCGTTCATTTCTTGCAGATGCTTTACTTCGCCGGATAACCGCACGTTCTCTAATTCTAGATCATGGACATGCTGTGTGTTCGGCTGTTCATCCAGACCGACAAGCTCATTCAGCGATAGATTCAATACCTTGCAAGTGGCAGCGGCATAAAAAAGGAGCGGGTGCTTGACCCGCCCTGCATTTGTGTCGCAGACGTTGTTATAGGGGACGCCCGAAAGGTCAGACAACTCTTGCAGGGTAAAGCCGCTGGCATTTTTCGCTTTGCGAAGTTTGGCTGGATACTCGTCTAAGTAAGGTTGTAGGTCTGTGAGCGCGGACACTTTTTCTCCATCTCCATTCAGTTGTTGGATTTCCCGAAAGTTTTGGGAACGGTTCTTGAATCTTCCTCCTGATTTGTGATTTACAACATGGACTTTATGGGCAAGAGCGGGTACGCTTGAGATGTGGCAGACGTGTCGGTTTACCACCTTACCCGAAGCCCCGGCAGAGGTTGCCGCCAACGCCGGGGCACTTCTCACTTTATGATGTAAGCGGACGCCTCATAAGACGTTATATCATTGAAGTTGACAAAGCGCTGCATTTCGCGCCCGTCCATTGTCTCAAATTCCGCCTCGCTGTCCTCATGTATCGGATCGGAGATATAAGACGATATGACGCCGACCGGATCATCGCCGGAGAACAGAACAACATAAATGTTACAATAGGATACCAGTTTTCCGGTCGTGTTTTCCACAATGCCGGAAGCAACGACGCCGGACGGGTTATACTGGCGGGTGTCTCTGCCAAAGGTCACGTCCTTTGTCGGCAGAAAAGTAATTTCCTCGAACGCTTGTTGAAAGTCAATGGACGGAACGGCGGTAAGATTCCGCTCTTCGGTTGTGATAACTTCCTGCTGGAAGAAGTACGATTTTTCGCCTGGCTTTATGACGCTTGGATAACCGCCACCGATGTTCTTCGTTTCAACAATGTTTCCGGCTTCGTCCACGAGATCGACATAGCTCGGCTTTTCATAACTTAACGTTATATTGCAGTCGCCCTTGTTTTCGACAACGAAAAGGATTTGAGCAAACGTGTTTCTCCCGGCGTCATCCGTTCCAACTTTGCAGTTTGTGTATGTTATTTCGTAATCAATTACCGGTTCCGGCTGCGGCGTCGGTTCTGGCGACGGCTCCGGTGTGGCTGTCGCTTCAACAACCTGACTTGCTTCTTCTTTCGCCGTTTGAGCCTCTGCGCCGCATGCGCAAAGCGTGAAAACGAGCGCAAAAACCAAGGCAAGGGCAAGCAGTTTCTTTCTCATAACATCCAATCTCCTATTAAATTTTTGTTGCGGCTATGTTCAGAATAAATTTTCATGTCGATAGAATCAACAGAAAATTGTCGAAAAACAATTTAGGGAAGTGATAAAATGCAAACACCCGTTGACGCACCAAATCGCTACACCCGCAGGATTGACTTCCTGCTCAAATTCTACAAATTCATAATGGAGGATCAGAATGAGCGAGAACGAAAAGAATCTACTTGCGGAGAACGAAAAAGCTGAAATTGAAAAAGCAATTCAGGATCCTGCTTTGCGAGAGGCTATCATCTTAATTTTAGAAGAAGCAGGATTGCTTCCTTAACATTGTCGTCCGCCTTTTCGTAAGCGGCTAAAATTTGCCAATCAGAATACTTAGAGGAAAGCTCTTTGTCGGTGTCGACAGGGAGCTTTTCTTCTTTTTCGTCAAAGTAGGAAACAGGAACATTAAACACCTCTGCGAGTTTCGCAATGTTCTTGTCGGTTGGCGTTTGCCCTCTTTTCCATCCATTTACAGACGTTTTAGAAAGTCCGGCGTTTAATGCTGCGCGGGATGGTGATATTCCGGTGGCATTACATAACTTAATAAACTGTTGGTAAAACGCCATAAAACACCCCTGCCTTTTTGTTTAGAATGCCGAAGTTACCGAAGTTAGCAAAAAGATGTTTACTTCAATAACGTCATGGGTTATAATGCAATCATGGTTAGCGAAGTTAATAAAGCGCAGTTGCTTTTGCGCCCCGTTTCTGCTGTTTTGTAAGTGCAATTTCATTATAGCAGACGGTGTTAACTTTTGCAACTATCAAATCGAAAATTATTTGATGGGGGTGAAAAAGTGAATCTTCCCGAAGCATGGACGGGACGGCTGATCGGCAAGATGCATAACAACGGCATCACGAACACGGAGCTTGCCAATCGGCTCGGCTACCACAAGGCGTATGTCAGCATGATCCTGAATGGCCAGCGAAGCCCAAGCAATGGACGCGCCAAACTTGAGGCGGCTGTCGATGAGATCATCAAGGAACGGAGGGAGAACGGTGCAGACTGAAATGACGGTAGCGGACGGCGAGCGCTTTGCCGCTATTGTTTGGCAGACTTATGCGAAATACTTCAACGTCACTGTTGAGCCCTTGAACCAACGCAAAGCAGAGCCAGCGCCTGAGCAGGCACAAGAAAGATAAGACAGCGTATAACCGGCTTTAAGTACTGCATACCCCCGAAGTCTGCGAGGGATATAAAGCCGCTTGAATTTGGTGACTTAGATAGGATGATGCTTATCCCGTCGCCGTTGACGAAATAAGCGACACTATCCAGTTTCCAGCCTTTGGCGATGAGCGAGACCGCCTTGGCGAATGAATCTGTATAGAATCTCTTGATTATCCCACCTCCTTTCGGAGGGGGTACGCAGTACTTAAAGCCGGTTAACTGATCTTATTACATTATTAAAGGAGGACAAAGCATGAGCGAGAAAACCGAAAAAGAAGCCCTGCGCGATGAGATCGTCGCGTACACAGACGAGCTTTTGAGCTACGCCATCAAAATGGACGTTGACGCAATTCCGAACGACCCCGAACAGATCACCGAGGAGTATCAAAATTTGCTTCACAGAATAATTCCCAAAATTGGCAAGATCATGACAGGAATAAATCTTTTGTATTTTGCGGATGAATCAAGAGCCAATGCCCGCCTCCGGCAGTATTTCGAGGCCGTACAGAAAATCCAGAACATCAACGATCAGCTGGATAGTTGCTTTATGATGCTTCGTTGTCTTGGAGTCGGCGAAGCGTTTCCGATTCCGATGTACTCGTCACCGGCATGATCGCCCCATGTAAGGACTGTTCCGAGCGCTTCGTCGGTTGTCATGCATCCTGCCCCCGTTATGCGGAATTCAAGGCCGGATGTGAAGCACGTCGGGAAGCGCGGACAAAGATGCACCCTATCGCCGATTACACCATCGACATCACCAAGAGAGTACAAAAAGCGGCCCACCGCCGCAGAAAGTAGGAAAAACAACCATGGAGAAAACCTGCGAAAGCTGCCGCAGATCGGAAATGTGCAAGCACAGCGGCAGCGTTTGCCGCAACTGGCGGCTGAAAAAAAAGGAAACCCCGAAGGTCACGCCGGAGGAGTACGCTGCCGCCCACGTCATGAGCCGCATCGAATGGCGAACGAAACGCGATAGTGTGGAAAACGCCGACGGCTCAAAAACGGTGCTTGAGCACCACTACCCGGTCGTCATTGTCGGCGAGGGCGACCGCCGCACCGTCTGCGGGTATTACGCGTACCTTTCCCGCGACGAGATGCGTTACTGCGCTATGTCCGACGAGTGGAAGGGAACGACCACGGTCGTTGACGAGTACATGCCGCATGATGGAGGGTTCGCCATCATTCGCGCAATGGAGGAGGGATGACAAGATGAGCAAAACAAAGGCAACGTTCGCCACCACCGCCATCATGACGCTTTTAGCCGCCGTGATCTTCTTCGTCTGGAAATTCGGAAACGGCCTCGGCTTCGCGGTCATCGAGGGCATCTTCGCGGTCTACGGCTTTTCGAGCCTCGCCGATGACTGCTGCCGCTGGCTGCAAATTCCGGACACGTCGATCATGCAGAGAGGAGGACGGCACTAATGATTATCTATCTCGCCGGCAAGATCACCGGAAATCCCGAATACCGCATACATTTCACTGCAGCAAAGACGGAACTGGAAAGATATGGTCATATCGTTCTGAATCCTGCTGAGCTGCCGGAGGGCATGAGCAAGGCCGCATATATGCGCATCTGCTTTGCAATGATCGACGTAGCGGATGAAATTCGCACAATCCCCAACTGGTATGACAGCCCCGGCGCAAGAGTAGAAACCGCTTACGCTGAATACATCGGTAAGCCGATCGGCGTGGCAGAATATGCACTGATGGGAGGAACGGAATGAACGACACACGTTATACGGCCATCGCCGCCGCCCTCCGGGAAGAGTTCCCGAAGGCCAATAAGGGCACGGTGAGCATGGCGCTGCACACGAACGACTACGGCGTGAAGTTCTGTGCCAGAGCGCAGGAGATTTACGACGCTGTGACGCAGCGCAAGCCCCGCAGACCGCACCGCGTTAAGCCCATACGGTTACAGTGCCGGTTGACCGAAAGCACCGCACAGCGCGTTAAACAAGCGCTGGAAAGAAACGGCATCGCGTCCATGCAGACGTTTTTGGAATCCCTCGTTCTGGCATGGCTCGCGCAGTCTGAAAGCTCTACCACATGGGCGGAAAAAGGCGAAAGCGCCGCCGGTGGAGATGACACCGACAGCGCTTACAGGAAAAACAACCTTGCTTCAAATTCTACAGCAAAGGAGGCGGACTTGTCAAGTGTCCAGAACGTGCCGCTGCCGTGACTGCGGCGAGGACGGATTTTACCCCGTCGTTTACGCCGACGAAGGCTACGGCTGGGAGCGCTGCCCGACCTGCGGGTCTGACCGTATCGAATGGGGGAATAAATGCCCCTTGTGCGGACGGTACGCCGAGGGAATCTACTGCGACGATTGCGCGAAGAACCTCAGCGACCGCTTCCACGAGCTTTTAATCTGCAATTTTGACAAAGAAGAGATCAAAGCATTAAACGAATTTTTTGACGGAAAGGAGCTGTGCTGATGCTCAACATTGATGTTTTTCCTGCGAATCTGCGCTTTGAAATGGAAAAGCGAGGAATAACACAGGCAACGCTTGCGGATATGACTGGAATTACAAAATCGACGATCTCGCTGCTCGTCACGGGAAGCAATTCCGCAAATCTCTCAACGGCGGTCAAGATTGCAAACGCCCTCGGCCTTACGCTTGATTACCTTCTCGGCAATGGCCCAATCTCCGAAGAAGACGGGAAGCGTGAAAAGGAAAAACTGAAAATCCTTGAATTGGAAAAAGACCTGTCCGATGCGCTTATGAACCTTCGCGCAACAAAGAAAGCATACGAAAATGCAATAAATAACTATCGAAGAAAGGAACTTGAATAATGGCTTACTACAAGAACGAATTTGACACCGGCTTCGTCGTCGACGAAAAGACCGGAGAGAGCACGGCGATGTTTACCGTCGGAATCACCGTCGCGGAATACCGCGAACTCGTAGAAAGAGCAGGAAAAAACGACGCGGCGCGTCTCGCGGATGACTACTGGAAGATGCGCACGGAGAATATCTCCCTGCGCGCCGAGCTTGCCGATCTCCGGCAGAAGCTCGCGGAGGTAAAGGAGGCGGCGGAATGAGCGAGAACATGAGCATTTATAACGCCGTCCGGTCGGTGCCGAACGAAGCGATCAAGCCCATCAGCGCTGGACGCTTGAAAGGATTCAGCGACATTAACCCTATGTGGCGCATTAAGAAACTGACAGAAATGTTCGGCCCCTGCGGTGTTGGCTGGTGGTATGAAATCACCGACAAGCGAATCGTTGATGACAACATCACACAGCAGCGCGCGGTTTTCCTTGACATTCTTTTATTTTACGTCGATCCAGAAACCGGCGTTGCGTCTCACGGAATCCCCGGAACGGGCGGCAGCTCCCTTGTCGCTCAGGAAAAGAACGGGCCGTACCTCTCCGATGAGTGCTTCAAGATGGCTCTCACGGACGCCATCTCCGTTGCTTCTAAGGCGCTCGGCCTTGCGGCAGACATTTATTACGCCAAAGACCGAAGCAAGTATACCGCGCCGGGTGAAGCGGCAGATTACACCACCGCGCCGCCTTCGGCAAAGCCCGCAAATATCATCATTGGTGGGAATGCCGATCTTCCGATGATCTGCGCAGACTGCGGAGCAGAGATCAAGGATGATGTGCATGATTACAGCGTGAAATGGTACGGAAAACCGCTCTGCCGCGACTGTCAGAGAAAGAACCCGAGGTTGAAGAAGTGAAGGTTGATTCCGCCGTCTGGGAGGGCGGCTACTTAAAGCTTCATACCGCGGACGTGGACGCGAGGCACTTTGCCTATGCGTTCACGCCGGGGGAATATGAGATCAAGGCAAAGAAGTCCCTCCGCAGTCTGGACGCAAACGCGCTTGCATGGGTTTTGATCGACAAGCTCGCGGCGGCTACTGGCGTACCGAAAACGGATGTTTACCGGAACGCTGTCCGCGACGTAGGCGGCAACTCCGAGATTGTGTGCATCAAAGCGGAAGCCGCGCCGACACTCCGAAAGATATGGGAATCGCGCGGTCTTGGCTGGCAGACGGAGGATGATATATCTAAGCTCCCCGGATGCGTGAATGTGATCCTCTATTACGGCTCGTCCACCTTTGACACCCGGCAGATGAGCCGCATGATCGACAACCTGATTCAGGATGCGAAAGCGGTTGGCATCGAGACAATGGCACCGGACAAGCTCGCCGCCCTGCTCGGCGAATGGGAAAAGAGGAAGAAATGAAAGTCGAGCTTTTCAATGACAACTTCCAGAATTTCAAGAAGTACAACATACCGAAAGCGCAGCTTGTGATCGCGGACATCCCGTACAACCTCGGCGCGAACGCCTATGCCTCCAATCCAATGTGGTACGTCAACGGCGACAACAAGAACGGCGCGAGTAAGAAAGCCGGAAAAGCGTTCTTTAATTCGGACGGCAACTTTAACATTGCAGAGTATTTCCACTTCTGCAACCGGCTCTTGAAAAAAGAGCCGAAGGAACGCGGCAAAGCTCCGGCGATGATCGTTTTCTGCGCGTTCGAGCAAATCCCAACGGTTGTACAGTACGGACAGAAATACGGATTCCAGCATTCCTATCCACTTGTATTTATTAAGAACTATTCCGCGCAAGTCCTCAAGGCCAACATGAAGATCGTAGGCGCTACGGAATACGCCGTTGTCCTCTACCGGGACAAACTCCCGAAATTCAACAACGGCGGAAAGATGATCTTCAACTGGTTCGAGTGGCGACGGGACGGAAAGCAATACCCGAAGATTCACCCGACGCAGAAGCCCGTGAATCTCCTAAAGCGTCTTATTGAGATCTTCACCGACCCCGGCGACGTTGTGATCGACCCGGTCGCGGGAAGTGGAGCAACCCTCCGGGCTTGCATGGAAACAGGCCGAAACGGGTACGGCTTTGAAATCATGCGGGATATGTGCCGCAAAGCGCAGGAGCAGATGCTTACCGTCGAGCCAGACGGCCAGATGACAATGGAGGGGATATGAAGCGGATATCTTCCAAACGCGCTAAGGCGTGCGCAATCTCCCCGAAGGTAAAGGCCGTTGTTTGGGAACGCGACCATCACTGCTGCGTTTACTGCAAATCGATCTATGCATTCCCCGAAGCCCACTATATCCCCCGTTCCCGCGGGGGATTGGGTATAGAGGAAAACGTATTGACCCTCTGCCGCCTCTGCCATGACGCATTCGACAACGGCACAACGACGATGCGGCAGGAGATTGGACACTACTGCCGCGACTATCTCAAGGCGCATTACCGCTGCTGGGACGAACAAAAACTAATTTACCGAAAGGATGATCCAAGATGGCTATGAACACCTGCGTCCTCATGGGACGCCTTACACGAGACCCAGAGAAGCGTTACACATCGAACAACACGCCGGTCACGTCGTTTGCGATCGCCGTTGACCGCTTCAAGGATGGTACGGACTTCTTCGACATTACCGCATGGCGCGAGACCGGCGAGTTTGTCTCCAAGTGGTTTTCCAAGGGCGATATGATCTGCGTCCGCGGGCGCATACAGAACCGCGACTGGACGGACAAGAACGGCAACGCCCGCCGGGCGACGGAGATCGTCGCGGATGAGGTCAGCTTCTGCGGCGGCAAAAAGGACAAGCCCGACCAGAAGGAAGCCTACGAGCGCGCGACCCTCGCACCGGTCGAGGATGACGGACAGCTTCCGTTCTGACGGAGGCGCACAATGGCATTAGAGAGCTTCAATGCCTATCACAGCTACCTCGACACCATGGAAGCGCTGAATGACGCGGAGTGCGGGAGACTGTTCAGGGCGCTGCTGGAATACAGCGCGACCGGCGCAGCTCCGGAACTCCGCGGTAATGAACGCTTTGTCTTCCCCGGCATGAGGTCGCAGATCGATAGGGACATTGAGAAATACAACGCCAAATGCGCGCGAAACCGTGAGAACGGAGAAAAGGGTGGGGGGCATTCGCCCCCGAACGCCCCCGAACGCCCCCGAACGCCCACCAAGGACAAGGACAAGGACAAGGAAAAGGACAAAGACAAAGACAAGGACATATCTTTCCCACCTGACGGTGTGAAAGATAGTGCGCGCGCGCACCGCCCCACCGTGGAAGAGGTTGCTGCCTACTGCCGGGAGCGCGGAAACCGCGTTGACGCCGAATGCTTTGTTGAATTCTACGCCTCCAAGGGCTGGAAAGTTGGCAATCAGCCCATGAAGGACTGGAAAGCCTGCGTCCGGACATGGGAAAGGCGGGAGGACAAACCAAAACCAACCAGCCGATTTGCGACCCCGGACTATGACGCAATGGAGGACTTGCCATGCTGACAGAAGACGTTATCGGCAGAATCGCCGAACGCGCGAAACGAAATAACCCCGCCATGCCGGAGGATTACATCGCCTCCGACGGCCTTCTCCATTGCGGCAAATGCGGCGAGCAGAAAGAATGCGCCATTGATGTCGGAGGAAAAGAGATCATCGTCCGCTGCCTCTGCCGGTGCGGTGCGGAGGCGCGGAAACAGACCGCAGAGGACGCTTTCCGGCGGCTCAACGAGGAACGCCGGGCGGAGTGGCTGCGCGGATACGAGGGCATGACCTTTGACAACTCCACGGGCAACCCGTCCATGTTTTTCGCCGAGAAGTTCATACACCGTTGGACGGACATTCTGGAAAACGGCCTGTCGTTCACGCTCTCCGGCGCTGTCGGATGCGGAAAGACATACGCGGCAGCGAGTATCGCCAATGAGCTTTTAGACTGTGGGTATCGCGTCTGGATGGTCTCAACGGTCAATCTGCTCGACCGGATGTTTGACGAGGCCGACATCATCCGCAACCGGCTTGCGACGTTTGAGCTTGTGGTGCTGGACGATTTCGGCGCAGAGCGCAACACGGAATACGCCGCCGAAAAGATGTTCCAGATCATCGACGACCGCATGAGATCGCGCTTGCCTACGATCATCACGACGAACATAGACATCACCCAGCCGACGGACAATCTGACATATCAGCGCATTTTCTCCCGCCTGAATGGGGAAGCGCCGCAGTTCCGATGCAAGGGCGGTGATCTGCGAGCCGACAGGGGAAGAGAAAAGCGGCAACTTGCTAATGAAATTTTGAAAGGGGATGGTTAACCGATGACTTACATCGGCATAGACCCCGGCAAGAACGGCGCACTTGCCATTCTGAACGGGGAGGAAGTACAGATGTTCCGGTACGACCGCGACACCTACCGCTGCGTCCTCTCTGATCTGCGCGGCGAAAAGGCGGTGTGCTGCTTAGAGCACGTCGGCGTGATGCCGAAGAACGGAAGCGTGTCCATGTTCCACTTCGGGGAAAATTTTGGCTGGCTGCAAGGGATGCTCGAAGCATACGAGATCCCCTATGAGCTTGTCCGACCGCAGAAGTGGAAGAAGGAATTTTCCGTCACGGCGGACAAGAACACGTCCATAGAGGTCTGCAAGCGGCTCTTCCCCGGTGTGAATCTCATCCCGCCGGGCTGCCGCAAAGAGCATGATGGAATGGCAGAATCTTTACTCATGGCACTCTACGCCAAGCGGAGGCTCTGATGAAACGAATTGACCTGACCGGGCAGCGCTTCGGACGCCTGACGGTCATACGATACGACCACTCCGAGCACTCCGGCGCGCATTGGCTCTGCAAATGCGACTGCGGAAACGAGAAAGTAATTGCCGGTTATTCTCTGCGGAGCGGAAAAACAAAATCCTGCGGCTGCCTGAATTCCGAGGCTTCAATGACAAAGCTCGAAAAGGCAAGGGCGGCTATAAAGGCACGACCGAGAAAAGACCTGACAGGTCAGCGGTTCGGGCGGCTCGTCGTTCTCGGCCTTGCCGATGTGCCGGACAGGAAGGGCTTCATTTTCTGGCGCGTCAAATGCGACTGCGGAACGGAAAAAATCATCATGCAGAACAACATCATGTACGGGCAGACGCGATCCTGCGGCTGTCTCGCAAACGAAGTGAGAGCGGCCAGAGCCGAACACATGAGGCAGGGCAGAAAGCCGAAAAAAGCGCCTGTGGAAGTCAAGAAGCCAAAACGCGAGAAAACCGCCGTCCGCAAAGTTTACCCGGCAAGAACCGCCGCAGAGTTTTTCCGCTTCTCCAAAGCGCACGGATGCAGCGTGTGCGCGGATAGGAAGGACTGCGACATGACATTCTGCAAATACGAAAAGGAGCTGACATCGTGAACGAAAAACAAGAAAAGAAACGCCGGTACAATCTGCGCCTTGAGTACATCGCGCATTTCAACAAGTGGCTGGACAGCGAGCCGCCCCGGTGGCGCTTTATCCGCTGGCGCAAGTGGAAGAACAGCCGACCGGTGTGGGAGGACGCGGCATGACCTACGAAGAAGCAAAACGAATCCTGCACCCTGACACTACGCGGGAAGCGCTTGCCGAGATCGAGTTCTTAGGAGGTTTCAAAGGCAAGGAGAAAACGCGGAAGGCGGTAGACGAGGCTTGCCTTATGGCGTGTGAGGCGCTGGACAAGCAGATTCCGAAGACGCCGAACAGCGGCGTTGACAGAACATGGGGAACGCCCACGAAAGAAGCCATTTGTCCCGCGTGTGATTACGCCCTTGGGCATTGGGAATTTATAGGCGGCGGTGAGAAGATCACATACTGTGAGCACTGCGGACAGGATATCACTTGGGAGGGCTGGGAATGGACAGATTGAAACCTTGCCCGTTCTGCGGGAAACCCGTGTCAATTGTCTACAACTCGCTTGACAGGGTGTTCAAAGTTTATCACACATACGGCGATGACGAATACAACTGCTGCATCATCGACCCGATACTGATTGATGCAGTGTCACTCAAAGATGCGTCTGATGCATGGAATAGGAGGGTTGACAATGGCTGAATACTTAGAACGCGAAGCGGCGATCAAAGCAATTTATGATAGCGATCCTAACGGCATTCGCCGAACACTCGGGTTTAATGCGGGACAAATCGAAGAAGCGCTGCGGGCTGTCCCCGCCGTTGACGTTGAAAAAATGTCAGACGGATTCCACACTTTCGCGGACTTGTATGAACAACGGCTCATTTTGTCTGCTGCTCTTGCCAAAAATAATCCGCATGCATGGAAAAGCAAGCGGCATGAGGACGGCAGTGTTCCTTTCGGCGGAGGATGGTTCATCATGGGTTTTGACACCGACGAAGGAAGTTATACATACCACTATGAGATGAAAGACTGGGGTCTGTTTCAGTGCAAGGAATTGGACAAAGGAAAGCCGTGGGATGGTCACACGTCAAGGGATGTCCGGAGATTGCTTTCAATTCCTACCGCCGTCTCCGTCCCGCAATGGATCAGCGTCAAGGAGAGGTTGCCGAGAAACTACATAGAAGTGGTGGTTTTTGATGCAATCGGTAAGGGAATGTTTCTTGGCGCAATTGGCTCCAGCGGAGAATGGGAAATTCCGGGATACCGAACTGATGCGTTTAATTTTACCCATTGGATGCCGCTTCCCGAACCGCCGAAAGGAGAAAACGATGGCTGAATACATAAAGCGCGAGACGGTGATTAACCATCTGGACGCTTGCATGGATACGATTTGGAAGCCGGAAATTGTCGCATTGAAGTGCTTTGTTGAAGGGATTCCTGCCGCCGATGTTGCACCGGTACGGCATGGGAAATGGATGCCATTTCACGCAGAGTTTGCAGGAGATATTCAGTACTGCTCTGTTTGTGAAATCGGTTTTGCTTACCGAACGTCCTACTGCCCTCATTGCGGTGCGGTTATGGACGGATGGAGAGCGGAGGGCGAAGAAAATGATTGATATCCACCAGACAATCAAGGCAGGAGCAGAAAGCATCTGCCCAAGCTGCGATCATTATCTCGTTTGTCGAGCGGCTGGTAATCAACCTTGTGCAGAGTGCAACCAATATGCGCCAGTTGCACAGCACGGGAAATGGGTGTCTCTTGTCGTAAAAAGGGAAAATTGGAAGGGCGTTTTACACGATTTTTATCAGCCCTATAGTTGTTCCATCTGCCATAACCCCAACACGTTTATGGGCAAGAGCGCGTTCTGCCCTCATTGCGGCGCACGAATGGACGGTGCGGAATGAAAATCTACAGCATTACGGTAGACGCCATGCCAAAATCCTGCGGCGACTGTCCGCTGTGTGGGTATACAAACGATGACTTCCCTGTCTGCTACGGCGTTGCAGATAAACAAATCTGGCGCATTGAGGGAAATCCCTGCGATATGCAGTACAGGCGCAGCGATTGCCCGCTTATTGCGGTCGGAGGGCTCGGATGAAGGCAAAAAGCTACAAGCTGAAATACGTCCCGACCGTGCAGCAGCTTCGGGACGCGGGATTCCTGCCCGGCGGAGCATGGATACATGCAGAGGCGTTTATGTTTGCCGAGCGGCGCTTTGCCCACAAGCTTTCTGTGTCGATCTGCTTCTTACCGGATCTGGATGTCTGGGACGACTTCAACAACATCCTGGTACTTGACGAAGAATTTGGGCAGCCCTATACGCCATTTTATTCCGAGAATTACAAGAAGGATATCAATGACTTCCCGGTTTTGGAATCCTGCATCCGGCAGTACAACGACTTTCTCGGCAGCTTTGACTTTCTGGAAGAAGTAAAGGAGGAAGACAATGGTAGTAAGTGACGTAGCCAGTCTTGTGCAGTGGGAGGAGGCTATGATCCACATTTTGCTAAGACCGGAATATGCGATGATGGGCATTTCCCTCAACGAAACCGAAGAAGGGGTGTTGCTGAACATTTATTCTTATTTTATTCGTGAACATCTCCGAAAAAGAAGGGAAGGTGAAGAATATGCGCCTGATTGACGCTGACGAGCTGCTTGCTGAATACGACCGGCAGCACGAAGGAGAGCCGGGGAAAGCCCGAAAACTGATAGAGGATGCGCCCACCGTTGCCGCTGTTCCTGCGTCCAAAATCCTCGCCTTGCGCGACGCTCTCTACGAAGCCGATGCTGTCACAATGCGAGGACTGCGCAATCTCAATATGCTCATCGCCAAATACGAAGGAGGAAAAGAAAAATGAAAAAGAAAGCTATGCTGTCCCAGCCGATGGCTGGACGAACGGAACAGGAAATCATTGCAACGCGAAACCGTGCCATTGCCGAGCTAGAACGGCACGGATATGAGGTCGTGAACACGCTGTTCACGGACGAGTGGTACAGCGCGGAGAAAATGACGGAGCGCGGCGTTGTTCAGATCCCGCTTTGCTTCCTTGCAAAGTCTCTGGAAAACATGAGCCTTTGCCATGCCGCCTACTTCTGCCGAGGGTGGCAGGATGCACGGGGCTGCCGCATTGAGCACGACGCGGCGGTAGCCTACGGCCTTGAGGTGATCGAGGAATGAGACTGATTGACGCAGAAAGCTCGCAGAACAGAATATACGTTTCCGATCTGGTAATCGAGGAAATGAAAAAGATTCCGACGGTCGATATTGACCGCCCCACCCGCAGCCAGTTTAAGCGCATGGCGGTGCAGCTTGGGTATGAGCTGGTCGTGCATTGCAAGGACTGTAAACACCGAGACCCAGAAGACAAGCGGTGCGATTGTGGCTGTTGGCATACCCCGTTTACGACAGACGATAATGATTTTTGCCGCTACGGAGAAAGGAGAACCGATGAGTAAAGCAGTAATGATAAGCATCCGACCCCGCTGGTGTGAGTTAATCGCAAACGGCGAAAAGACCATAGAGATTCGCAAGACGCGCCCGAAGCTGGAAACGCCGTTCAAGTGCTATATCTACTGCACGAAACCGCGCTTTGAGCATGAGGACTTCTTCGCGCTGGTGGGAAAACAAGGCTTTTATGGCGGCGGGAAAGTTATTGGCGAGTTTGTGTGCGACGGTATCGTCTGGCTGGCGCGTGTTGGCTTCACCAGACGTGGTGGAGAACCGGAATATCGAATTGCAAACAACGGAGATTGGAAATCTCCAATCGGGCGGCTCCTCGAAGAGGCGTGCTTAATAGAGGAGGGGGTCGATGCGTATTTGGGCGGAAACCCGGGGTTCGGCTGGCACATCTCCGATCTGAAAATCTACGACACGCCGGTAGACATTACGAACTTCCGCAACTGCAACGGGTGTGAATACATGGGAGACTGCGATACCTACTGCTGGAAACCAATGCAGCGTCCGCCGCAGAGCTGGTATTACGTGGAGGAGCATATGCGATGAGCAGTAAAACCAACTGCCCGAACTGCGGAGCGCCGATCACGGGGAGCGTGTGTGAGTATTGCGGGACAAGGTACGGGGTTACGGTTTCCGTTCCTGTATCGTCTCCTCCGGTGATATGTGAGACGTTAACGATCTACACCATAGACGGCGAGACATATCAAATCGAACGGTATGGAGATATTTAACTATGAACGATGAAAAGTATGTGTTCATTACTGACTGCGCAGAGAAGAAGCGAACGGCGCGTGGCATACATAATAAGCGCACCCACAACGGCAAGGGCGGGAAAGTCCTATTCCCGTCCGACTATCTAACAAGAAAGGAACGTGAAGCAATGAATGGTGAAGTAAAGACCTACGCTCTTAACCGTCCCATGCGGTGGAAAGAATTTAAGATGCTCCCGGATGATGTGCGCCGGGAGTACATAGAGAACCTACAAAAACGCTTCGGCGTGATGCAGAAAGACCTTGCCGCTATGTTTGGCGTGTCCGTTAATTCGGTTGGCTTGGAAACAAAGAAGCTCGGAATTAAGTTTCCGCATCGCGGAGGATGGGCGAACACCAACAACGGAGGATTCCGCGCCTTTTGTGCCGAAGAGCCGAAAGCCGATCCCATAGAAGCCCCGACGGAAACAAAACCGTCCGCGCCGGAAGACGAAGAACCGCCGGAGGAGGTCAAAGCCCCTGACGATCCTCCGGTACAGAATAGGGGGGGCGCTCCCAAGAGCGGAAGCCTCTGCTTCGAGAACACCACGACCACAGAAGCGCTGAACCTCGTTTATTCCGTCCTCGGCTCCGTGAGCATGGCAAAGTTAAGCGTTTCGTGGGAGGTGTGAAAAGATGTGCCTGACAATCGAAAATTCCGTACAGAGCGTTTAACGCTGCGAGAACGGAGGTAAAATGAGCAAACCAAGATACAAATGGTGGGGGTTCGTAAAGGCGATCATCCGGGCGTACCCGATGCATTGTGAGGATTTGCGGAATATACGGGAGCAGTCTGTTGTTCCAGCATACGGCGCAACAGGACGAGGAACGGACGTAAACCGAGCCGCTGAAAGCGTAGCCTTGCGCGAGCTGCCTTTCGATGATATGAAAGAGTATTTAGCTGTCGAAAAGACCATACGGGACACCATGCGGTATCCTAATGGCGCGGATCGCGTAAAGCTCATCGAAATGGTGTTTTTTAAGCGCACACATACTTTGCATGGGGCAGCTATGGCCCTGTTCGTTTCCTACGGAACCGCTAAGAACTGGCATAATAAATTCATCGAAAGAACAGCAGAGAACTTTGGGCTTACAAAAAAAGGGGCAGTCGAATGACTACCCCTTTGCTTTATATTTCTTTCCCGTCCGGGAAAATAAAGCCGATATGTGGTTCTGCGCCAATGGCTTTCGCAATAACGCACCATTCTTCAACGGAGAATTTTCCGGTATTTAGGCGTTTGCTTAACAGCTGCGGAGACCAGTTCAGGCGGCGGGCAAGTTCTGATTTGCTCATCCCGGCGTAAGCCAGCGCCATATCAACCAATTGCTTAGCGGTCATTGGATCACCCCTTTCGATCTGATTGTAAACTATATGATTTTATTTGTCAAATAAAACTTTTCAAAAATATCCCAAAAAGTTCAAAATAATGGTTGACATTATAAACCAAATAGTTTATAACTACAACCGTAAGAACAAGCTGACAGGCAGAAAGGAAATTGATATGTACATCGGAAACAACTTCATGGTGTGTGGAACTTTTATAACAATTCTGCTCATAGCGAATACTTCATTGATGAGCAGAGTGCTCGGGATTATGCCAATCGGCTGTACGGTATGGAGAACACCAAGTCGGTGGAACTTCTCAAAAGACAGCGTGGCGGATATGTCACGGTAAAGAAAATCATTCGCCATCACGAAGGGGCTCAACATTGGGTATCGAAGTAAGTACAGAAGCCGAAGGGCGGCGGCTAAACCGCCCGGAAAGGAAGCAACATGAAAGCAGTCAAGAAACCGTTTGTTGGTCAGTTGGTGCAGATTCCTGCGTTTGAATTTGCTCCGATGCGTTCCGGCTGGAACGGTTGGATTTTCCGGGTTGGTGTTATTGAAAAGCTGTACATTTCTAAGAGCGGGAGAAAATGCGCAAAGGTACGCTATTGCACCGGACGCGCCGGACGGTATCAGCTTCTTCCTTGCACCGAGTATTCCAAAGGATTCACTATTGAAAATGTATTCCAGTGGGACAATCTGTCGTTTAAGCAGAGAACTTATACCGAGTTTAAAGCAGCAGAGGACAGCGGCGAGCCTGTTTGTTGGGACGAAGATACAGCGTTTCTGCTCCAAAATGGATACATTCATTAAGGTGAACGGGCTGAAAGGAGACAACAAATGAAAGCTATCGACGCAGACAGACTTTATGAATTTTTCAAGGAACGGCGGCTTGAGCTTATTGAAGCTTGCAAATTAAACGGCGGCGGTACACAATTTTCCGCAGGGCGGCTTGCTGAAATGGGCAGGATCATGGGGATGCTTAAAAGCGAAAGATTCACGCCGACGGTGAAAGATTAGCCTAAAAAGCCAAAATCAAGTGCTATAATGGGTACACTCGAAAGAGCTGGAAGCGATTCCGGCTCTTTTTTGTTGGATGCGGAAAGGGAGGAACTGAAATGGAACTTGTCAAAAAGCCGTTAAGGGAGATCTTCCCTTATGAAAAGAATCCCAGAAAGAATGATGATGCTGTGGCTTATGTCATGGAGAGCATTAAGCAGTGCACCTACGTTGCGCCTATCATTGTGGATGAGGACGGCGTGATCCTTGCCGGGCATACGAGATATAAGGCGTTGAAAAAGCTCGGCTATAAAGAAGCGGATGTTCTTATCAAAGAGGGGCTGACGGAGGAACAGAAACGGAAATATCGGCTTCTAGACAACAAAACAAATGAGTTTGCCGAATGGGATGATGCGCTTTTATCGGAAGAACTTGCGGAGCTTGATTTCGAGGGCTTTGACTTCGGATTTTTTGAGGAAGAAAAAGAGAGCGAGCCTAACCAGTACAGCATGAAAGTCAATATTCCGCAGTATGAGCCGGACGGGATAAAGCCGAGCCTTGCCGACCTGTACAATACGGATAAGACGGACAGCCTCATCATGGAGATTGAGGCCGCAGACATCCTTCCTGAGCAGAAAGCGTTCCTTATTGCAGCGGCAAACCGGCATAATGTGTTCAATTACAGGAATATTGCGGAATACTATGCGAACTGTGCAAGCCCTGAAATGCAGGAACTGATGGAGCGTTCCGCACTTGTCATCGTCGATATCGATAATGCCATTGCTAATGGGTTTGCCGAGCTGCTTGACGGCTTGGTAGAGTTAAAGGACGGTGAGGGCATTGACGAGGAGTGAATACCGCGAATCTTTTGCCGTTTTTATTCTAAGCCACGGCAGAGCTGACGAGATAAAGACAGTAAAGATGTTGAAAGACAGCGGATACACCGGAGACTGGTATGTTGTGATCGACAATGAGGACGACCAAGCCGACCAATATTTCTCCAAGTTCGGTGAGCATGTCATTCAGTTCGATAAAAAGGCTGTTGCGGATGAGACGGACACCGGTGACACGGACAATGACCGCCGCGTTGGAGTGTTCGCAAGAAACAAGATACAAGACCTTGCCGAAGAGCGTGGCTTTAAATATCATTTGCAGCTCGACGATGATTTTACGAGGATCGATTTCAGATATGTAGAGGATGACAGGCTTGTTACAAAGGCTTGCCGAGACCTTGACACGCTTTTCTATTACCTTGTGCGTTACATCGACAAGACGGACATTGCATGGTTGTCCTTTACGCTATCGAGCGAATACCTTGGCGGGATCCGGGGGAAAAAGTATTTTCTGGGCTTGAACCCAAAGACAATGGGCTCGTTTCTGATGCGTGCGGATAAAAAGGTTAAATTCCGTATGCGCATGAATGACGATATCACCACGACGATAGATGAAGCAAGCCGGGGGCTGCTGATGTATTCTGTTATGTACTTACAGGTACAGACGCCGCCGACACAGCATATGCGTGGTGGAATGACGGACATATATCAGGACAACGGGACGTACCGGAAGAGCTTTTACAGTGTGATGTGCTGCCCATCGTTCGTGAAAATCGCAAAGCAGGGCAGAATCAATTTCCGCATCCATCACAAGATCAGTTGGAACAACTGCCGCCCGAAGCTGGTGAACGAAAAATGGAAAAAAACTACGATTACTTAATAGTTGGAACAGGGCTTGCAGGCTCTGTTTTTGCGTATATGGTGACAAAGGCCGGAAAGTCCTGCATTGCCGTGGATCGGCGCGACCATATCGGCGGAAACTGCTACCAAGAAAATGTTGAGGGTATCGCAGTTCATAAATACGGAGCGCACATCTTCCGCACGAACAACGACGAGGTATGGAAATTCGTCAACCAGTTCGTTCATTTCAACAATTTCATTAACAGCCCACTTGCCTGTTACGCAGGGCGGTGTTATAACCTCCCGTTTAACATGAACACGTTCCGGCAGTTGTGGGGTGTGAATTTCCCTTTTCAGGCGAAAGCGGAGATCAACCGCCAGAGACTTGTGCTTGACCATGAAGCGAAGAATCTAGAAGAACACGCGCTGTCGCTTGTTGGAGAAGACATCTATAAGATGTTTATCCGAGGGTACACCGAAAAGCAATGGGGCAAGCCGTGTTCCGAACTTCCGCCGGATATAATGCGGCGTATCCCAGTTCGGTATACGGCGGACAATAATTATTACAATGCGAAATATCAGGGCATCCCTATTGAGGGGTATAACAAACTCATTGAATCGCTGTTAAACGGTACAGACGTAGCCCTAAATACATCCTTTGAAGAAGCAAAGGAGAAGTATAAGGCAAAGAAGATCGTTTATACTGGCGCGCTCGATGAGCTTTACGGATATGAGTATGGCGAACTCCCGTGGCGAAGCCTGCGCTTTGATCAAATGACGGTTGATATAGACAACTATCAAGGTGTGGCTGTAGTAAATTACACCGAGAGCAGAATCCCCCATACTAGGGTTATAGAGCATAAGCACTTCGTTTTTGACACAGAAAGCCCGAAAACCGTATTGACAATCGAATATCCTGACGCATGGGAACGAGGGAAAGAACCTTTTTATTCTGTCAATAACGCAGAGAGCGAAGCCCTGTACCAGAAATACCGGTCGAGAGCGGAAAAGGACGGTCTAATCGTTTGTGGCCGTTTGGGTGATTATAGATATTATGACATGTCCGAAACCATAGAGAGCGTTCTCGCGTTGTCTACGAGGTGCTTATATGGCGAAGACTGCTGAACAGCTTGGAGCGTTTAACAAATATCTGAATAAGCAGCCCAACGGGAAAGGCCGACCGAGCCTTGTTTTGAGTGTCGAGGGTAAGCAACTGGTCGAGATGCTGTCCAAATACATGTGCACAGATGAAGAAATGGCCGGGGAGCTTGGCACAACGGTAGAAACGCTGCATAACAAGAACAACCGCGAAACATTCTTAGACTGCAAAAAAAGAGGACAGGCCAGAGGCAAAGTAAGCTTGCGCCGTAACCAGATGAAGCTATCGGAAACAAATGCGACAATGGCGATATGGCTTGGCAAACAAGTTCTCGGACAGAAAGACTATCCTGATCCGGAGGTTGATAGAGGGGCGGTCATTGAATGGGACATATAAAAATGTCAGAAATGCTTGCCCCTGTATTCTATGAC